CAATACTTCTACTTAAAGCTTCAGTTCCTTTTTTATCTGTATATAACTTAAATGAAGCTCCGACTTGATTTCTTTGTATAACATCTTCTACTAATCTATTTGCTAATGCTGAATCTTCATCTGTTACAAAAACGCTAGCACTTCCTTCTCCATCTGCAAAACCGGCGATAAATGTTCTAAAAGGTACTGTTTGACTATCTTGTTGACCTATTGTTGTTGTATCTATCTGTTCTCTTTCTATAGAAAAACTCCAATTTTGAACTTCACCTACGGGTGAAAAATCAGAAAATGCGATTTGAAATACATTAGGTGAAACAGCAGTTCCTACATCTGTAATATTTACGGCAGAACCACCATTAGTAGCTGAAACTGTTAATGCACCTGTTGAAGCAGTATATGAAGCAATAAAAAATGTATCTGAAGTATTTAAACCGGCTGGTAAAGTTCCTGTTCCTGATGCACCTGTTTGTGAATTTACTACAGAGAATTTAACAGTGTCACCAACTTTAAAATTTAACAATGTACCTACAGTAATAGTTTCAGTCCCAATAGTTACATCAGTAGGTTTAAAAGTTGATTTTGTTCCTGCAGGTTTGTAATACAATGCGCCGCTAGTTCCAGATAATACAGTTGCCATTTTTTTAAAAAAAACTAATTTATTCTATTGTAACCATGCTTCAAATATAAAGCTCAACTCAGTCTGAAAAAAAGGTTGAGGATTCGCAGGTGAAACTTGGCTTGGTCCTACTGTATCACCAAAAATGATTTGACTAACTGTTTGCCTATGAAATAAATCTTTTATGCGTTCAGCAATAATATAGTTTGCTCCAGATCCTACACCTTGAGGACTAAATACATTTACTATCAATTCACCATTATGTTTATTATATCCACTTGTAGGTGCTTGTAATGTTGCTGATTCATGAGTTCCAAATGTTATTGATGATTGAATCCAACTTGTATTATTTGGAGGTGTAAAAGGAACATTTTGAAATGCAATACTATAGGCAGGGGAATTTGCCATTTCTGTTGCTAATCTTGTTTCTATTGCTGCTCTTATATCATTTATAGTATTCATTATTTACCAGCCTCTTTTTTCATAATATTTATAGTTTGATCTATAAAACGTTTTGCCCAATCTTTTGGGATTGGAGTACCATCAGATTCAGATAATTGATAACCATTTTTCCATGAAGGTGGAATATTAGTACCAAAAGTAACTGGTTCTGCATATTCGAGTTTATTTATTAAATCTATTTCTAAATTTGAAACAGGCCTTTTAAACCAAGCAGTCCTCATTGTTCCTTCATCTACAGGTACATTAGTGCTTTTTAATTTTCCTAATAAAACATTTGCACCAAAATCAACAATTTGTTCTGTTTCATTTTCTGCAAAATTTCCAATTTGACCTAAATTTATATTTTTAGTAGCCATTAGGACCTCACAATTAATGTAAAAGTTATAGCTATACCAGCAGCTTCTAAAGAATCTACTTGTATTATTTGATGTATAACATTATTTATTAAAATTTTATCTTTTGTAGAAGGAATTGTATTAATATCTTTTGCTGCTATTAAAATACGTTTGTCATTTTCATTTATTAGATCATTAACTTCGTTTTTAGAAATATTATCAACTAATGCTTTTACTAATTCATCAGTATTACTTTCAATAACACTTCCTGTATTTTCATTATAATCTCCAGTTGTTACAAATCTTATTGTTATGTCTCTTCCAGTAGCTTTTAAAACACCTGGAATAGCATTTTTAAGCTTATTAAATTTAACCATTACAATCTATAGGCAATAACAGAACCACTACTTAATTGAAAGGCTGTTATAACTCCGCAGATTTCACAACTAGCATTAAGACTAATAGTTGTATTAGCACCATCTATATTTTGTGCAGTAATAGATGCAAAGACAGAATCTTCATTAGCTTGAATTTTACCAAATCTTCCTGTATGAGTAGCAGTGTCTTTTACAATTTTTGCTGATGGAAATTCGTACATAAATTAGCTCCTCCTTACGGCTATAGTTGCAGGCCCACTTATACGTATGCCTGTTAGGTATTGTTCTATTATAGGCGGTATTCTGTTTGAACCAACAGCACCATAAAATCTGGGTTTTATATTAATGTTGCCTATATTTATTTCATTAAAATCTTCAAAACCGCTTAAATCAAGTCCATCTTTATTATTATTTAAATAAACTGCTAAATGAATTTGAGCATGTTTTACTCTATTTGGAATTTCATCATCAGCATAAAAAGCAGGCTGTAAATAACTCGGATAAAGAGCATTATAAGTACTCGTACGTGTATAAGGTTTTTTTACGCCTGTTCTTGGCCACTCTAAAGCCTGCACATCATTAGTTCTTACACCCAAAAACCTTTCTCTGTCAATTCTTTGCGCAGCACTAAAAAGCGCACGATTTTTTTGATCTGTAGTACTTGTACCCCATGCAACTATATCATCATTTTGAATAAGACCATCTATAAAAGCTTGAGCAGCAGTAAGAGATACATAACTATTAGCTGTTGCGCTTCCTGGTGTTTCGACTATTGTTATTGCCATTAGATTTTTTTGATTTAGGCTTTGTTTCTAATTTTTTTAAAGATTGAGAAGCTACCTTTAAAGCAGCCTCTCTTTCTTTAGCTAATCTAAATGTAGCTATGCCCATTATTTTCTAAAGGCACTTACAGCTGTACTACTAGTTACTCTAAAAATAAAAGTACCGGAAGAGTCAGCAGTTATATCTGGTTCTCCAACAATAGTGACATTTGAACCAGCAGTTAAAGTAAATTTATGAGTTGATGCTGCTTTATTAACAACAGTTAACTCAAAAGTTTGCCCAACTTTATTTTGTGTTCCTAAAGCAGTTAATATTTCAGCTGCAGTAGGTGTAGTAATGGTTCTATTACCAGTTGGTGTACCATCAACAATACCTTCAATAAGTTCAGCAGTTGTTAATGTATGAGCTCCATTTTCAGTTTTTATAACTTTTGTTTTAGTTAATTGACCAAAAGGAGGATTCTGTAATTCGAAAATACTAGCCATTGTTAATCAAGTGGTGAAGTTACTGTAGCCCTTACAATACCAATATTTTTGGTTTCATAAACTTTAGCCCAGTTAGATGCTACTTCTAATTGAGTGCGAGTTGGATTAGTTGTAGTCACAGCCCATTTAATACCAATTGGATGATAAATATAAGCATGTTTAAATGAAACTACATCTTCAAAAGCAAGTACATCTTCATCAACTTTTGTTACTAAAGCAGATTGCTCTCCTGTTGCTACACTTCCTTGCGAGAAAAAATACACAGCATATTCAGTTGAAGCACCTGATCCAGATTTTGGAATATCATCTGAAACAATAATATTCAT